CGGGCAAGGCGCTCGTGATGCCCGACGATGTCAAGTCCGGCGACTGGATTCGCTGCAAGGTCCACGCCTGGGGCTACGACAAGAAGAGCGACGGCATCAACATCGGCCTGGGCAACGTGCTCTTCGTGAAGGAAGACGTGGCGTTCTCCGGCGGCGGGTCCGACGCGGCCGAAGACTTCGCGGACTTCACCGCGGAGAAGGGGGAGGGTGCCGAAGACTTCATGTAGGATCGTCTGTTCCCCCAACAGACCGGCCCGGCAGCTTCGGCTGCCGGGCCTTTCGTGGTACAACCTACCGGCGCGCAGGAGGACCCCCGCATGCTGCCGAAAGTGTCACCCGAGAACTTCAATCTCATTCGTTCAGGCCGCAAGGGCGCGCTTCTGTTCCTCGGCCCGCGCATCTTCGTGCTAGGCAAGAGCACACTCACCTGCTCGGACCCCAGGCTGGCCCCGATCACCATCGAAGTCAGCAGCCTGACAGTCAAGTACGCCAGCACGCTCGACGAGGCCGACCAACGCGACCTAGGTTTCGCGACGTTTCAGCGGCTGGTCGAACACATGGCGGACACCGCTCCCGACCTGGAGCACTTCGATCCGATCACGATCGTGCGGTTTCACCGTTGATCAAGCTCGACTTCGAGACGCGCTCCGCGGCCGACATCAAGAAGGTCGGGGCCTACGAGTACGCGCGTCACCCGAGCACCGAGATCATGTGCCTCGCGTACAAGTTCGATTACTCCACCGAGGTGGAGCTGTGGCACCCGGGCTTCCGGGATCTATCGTACCTGCAGTGCGTAAAGAAGGCCGAGCGTCTGCAAGATAACATACCGATGCCGCTTTTCCCTGCTGAGCTGGTAGACCGCATCCATGCCGGCGAGCTGGTCGAAGCGCACGGCGCGTGGTTCGAGCGGTGCATCTGGCACTTCCAACTCGCAGAGAAGCTCAACTGGCCCGCCGTCGCGCACGACCAGTGGCGCTGCTCCGCGGCGCACGCGGCGACCTTTTCGCTGCGCCGGAAGCTGGAAGAGGTGGCCGCGGACCTGGGCCTGGCCGAGCAGAAGGACATGGAAGGCCACCGGCTGATGCTCAAGCTGTCGAAGCCTCGGAAGCCGACGAAGGGCGACCCGGATTCGAAGTGGCATCAGAAGGCACCGGAGCTGCTGCGGCTGTTCGACTACTGCATGCAGGACGTGCGGACCGAAGACGCGATCTCCAACTTCCTGCCCCCGATGCCACAGATCGAGATCGACACGTGGCTGCTCGACCAGAAGATCAACTGGCGTGGTATCCACTGCGACCGGGCGCTGGTCGACGGCGCGCTGTCCGTCGGCGCGGGCGCGGAGGAAGCGGCGCAGGTCGAGCTGTGTGAGATCACGTACGGGCTCGTGGAGAAAGCGACGCAGAAGGTCCAGTTCCTCGACTGGCTGGAGGGCGAGGGCGTCAAGGTCCCGACGAAGCTCAACGCCAAGAAGAAGTTGATCCGCACGACTGAGGCCGCGGGCCTGGAGAAGCTGCTGGAGGTAGAGCTGCCCGAGCACGTTCGCCGCGCCGTTGAGGTGTGGCTGGCGGTCGCGAAGACTTCGGTGCGGAAGTACACCACGTTCGACCGGCACATGGCCGACGACGACCGTGTGCGCGGCACGATGCTGTACTACGGCGCGACGACCGGCCGCTGGTCGGGCCGCGGGCCGCAGCCGCACAACATGCCGCGCAACGTCCCGAAGGGCTTCGAGCAGATCGTCGAGGACGTGAGCACGGGCGACTACGACCTAGTGGCCGTCCTGTATGGAGAGGACGAAGCGCAGGGCACGCTCAAGAGCATCGCGCGCGGGATCATCACCGCGGCGCCCGGGCACATCCTGCTAGTCGTCGACCTGGGGCAGATCGAGGCGCGCGGCACCTTCTGGGTGTCCGGCCACAACGCCGGCCTCGACGCGTTCCGCAAGGCGGACGCGGGCCTCGGGCCTGACATCTACTGCTGGCAGGCCGAGCAGATCTTCGGGTACAAGGTCACGAAGGATATGGACGAACGCCAAGCCGGCAAGGTCGTCGTGCTCGGGTGCGGCTACCAGATGGGCGCGGGCAAGCTGGTCACGTACGCCGAGGGGCTGGGCGTGACGCTCAGCGAAGAGCAGGCGGTCCGGGCGGTGAAGGGCTACCGCAAGGCCAACTGGCCGGTCAAGGACTTTTGGGACGAGACCAACCGCTGCGCGATCCAGGCCGTCGACACGGGCCGGGTCGTCGAGCAGAACGAGCACATCCGCTGGGGCGTGCGCGGCCGGTTCCTGCACTGCCGCCTGCCGTCCGGCCGGATGCTCGCGTACCTCGACCCGACGGTCGAGTGGGGCGAGGCGCCGTGGGGCGAGAAGATCCGCAAGCTGTACTACTCGGGCACGAACACCTACACTCGGAAGTGGGAGCGCACCGACACTTACGGCGGGAAGCTGACCGAGAACATCGTGCAGGCGCTGTGCCGCGACATCATGCGCGACGGGATGCTGCGCGCCGACGCGGCGGGCTACCCTTTGATCCTCACAGTCCACGACGAGATCGTGGCGGAACCGGAGTCCAGCTTCGGGAGTCTGGATGAGTACAAGGAACTTGTGATCCAGCAGCCGACGTGGGCGCCGAAGTTCCCCATCGTGGCCGACGGCTACAGGAAAGTGAGGTACCGGAAGTGAAATACGAACGCTGTGGGTTGTGCCTGTGGAATGGCTTTTGGGCGCGTAAGCTACGTGTCCTTGCCAACTGGCTGGACAGCGGGGTTCACATCGTATGAGCCTACTCGCGAACAAGCTCGTGCAGCGCGCCCTGATCCGCGCGTTCAACTGCTTCTACGACTCTGATGCCTGGGAGACGTGGGAGGCGTGGATGCTGCGTCGAAAGTCGTGGCGCGACATCTCGCGGCACGGCCGGCCCTACTTGGAGCGTTACTTCCTCGTGTCGAAAAGCCGCTGGAACGACGCGACGTTTCTGCACGTCTTCCACGACAGCGACATCGACGGGCTGCACGACCATCCGTGGCCGTGGGAGCGCCTGATCCTCCGCGGCTCGTACTGGGAGGAGTACCACGACGGGACGCGCACGCTGTGCGAGCCGGGCCACTACGTGCGCCGCAGCGCTCGCGAGTTGCACCGCGTCGTGGTCGAGAAGGGCCCGGTCTGTACGATCTTCCGCCACGGCTCGCGCGAGCGGCCGTGGGGGTTCCTCGACCTCGACAAGATCGTCCTTACAGCCGCGAACGACTCGCTGATCGGATGGTCCGACGTGTGGGAACAGGTTCCCCGCCGCGACCGCCCGGCGAAGACCGGCTGGCTGTTCCCGCGGCAGCTCCCGTGAAGGAAGACACCGTCGAGAGGCGTCTGCAGCGCCGCTGCGCCCGCGCGCCGTTCACGGTGCTGTGCGTGAAGGGCGAGCCCCTGGGCACGGGCTGGCCGGACCGGATCCTGCTGGCGTACTCCGGGCGCATTGCGTTCGTGGAGTTGAAGCGGCCGGGCGGGCTCCGACGCCGTCGGCAGGAGATCATCGGCGCGATGCTGCGCGCCCTGGGGTTCGAATGCGATGTCCTCGATTCGTTGGAGGCCGTGGACAGGTTCATGGACGACTTCGTGTCAAAGGCGCGCCGGTCACCCTGGCCGGTCGAGGACGAGCTGTGGCGCTAGGGTTCCGCGGCTTCCAAGAGCGCTCGATCGAGGAGACGATCGAGGATCCTGAGCACGGGCTAATGCTCGACCCGGGCCTCGGGAAGACGCTGATCATCCTGGCCGTCTTGGCCCGGCTCCGCGAGATGTGCGAGGGGGAGCGGCTGCTAGTGGTCGCCCCGAAGTGGGTCGCCGCGACAACGTGGCCGGACGAGATCGAGAAGTGGGCCCCGCTGATCGGGCCGCTGACGTATCAAGTGCTGACCACGAAGACGAAGCAGATCTTCGACCGGGACGTGACGATGATCAACCCCGAGGCGCTGCCGTGGCTGTTCGGGAAGCCCGACACGTTCCGGCGTAAGTGGGTGTCGGGCGTGTGGGCGGCGTGGGGCATGAGCGCGACGCCGCGGCCCGACATGTACTACGTCGACGAGCTGCACAACTTCAAGCGCGCGAGCGGCATGCGGGCGCGGACGCTGTTCCGGTTCCGCGACAAGTTCCTGCGGTGGCACGGCGGCACGGGCTCGATCGCCCCGAACGGGTACCACGACCTGCACGGCCAGCTCAAGCTGCTGGACGGCGGCGCGGCCCTCGGGAAGACCGTCGGCGCATTCGAGCGGGAATACTTCGACGCCGTGCCCACGTTCCGGCACTACGTGACCTACGAGTTGAAGGCCGGGGCCGACAAGCGGATCCAGGCCGCCATCGCCCCGCGCCTCACGTGCCTGATCGGGGACGACCACCTGGAGCTGCCCGAGCTGGTGCGGAGCGAGGTCATGGTCGACCTGCCGCGCAAGGCGCGGAAGCAGTACGAGGTGATGGAGAAAGAGACGATCCTCGAAGCCCCCGACGGCGACCTGCTGTTCGCGGACGAGGCGAAGACCGCGAAGCTCCGGCAGATCTGCGGCGGCCACGTCTACACCGCGCAGTCCTGGGAGGAGAGCCGCGGGGAGTACGAGACGCTGCATGACGAGAAGCTCAAGGCGCTGGAGGACCGCCTGGCGGCCATCGGGCAGCCCACGATCGTGGTCTACGAGTTCCGCCACGACGCCGCCGAGATCGCCAAGCGGCTCGGGAACCCGCCCATCCTGGGCGGTGTCTCACGAGACAGTGACACACCGGGGACCATCCGGCGATGGAACGCGGGCGAGTTGCCGGTGCTGCTGATGTACCCCGCCGAGGGGCTGAACCTCCAGGCGGGCGGGCACCGCATCATCTGGTACACTCCGCCCTGGGACTGGCGCGTGTACGACCAGATGAACTGCCGGTTGCGCCGGCAAGGGCAGGAGAGCGACACGGTATTCGTCGACCTGATCTGCGCGCGGAACACGGTCGAGCAGCGAGTGTGCCGCATGCTACACAAGAAAGGTGCAGAGGAATTCGGCCTCAAGCGGGCCCTAGCAGGAGAGCAGACATGATCTTGGGAATCATCGGGGCCGCGCACAGCGGCAAGAGCACCGTGGCGAACTACCTGATCGAGCAATTCGGGTACAGCGACTACTCGTTCGCGGGTCCGCTCAAGGATCTGTGCGCCAAGCAGTTCGGCTGGGACCGCGCGCTCCTCGACGACGCTTCGCCTGCGGGCGTCGCGTACAAGGAAGAGCTGACCGATCTGTGGCTCCCGACTGACAACGGGTATGCCCAGGAACAGGCGACCCGCCGGCAGGTGATGCAGTACCTCGGGACCGACGTGTTCCGCCTAATGGACCCGGAGCACTGGGTAAACATTGCGCGGCGCGAGCTGGTCGGCATCCCGACTCGGCCCGGGATCGTGTTCCCCGACACGCGGTTCCGCAACGAGATTGCGCTGATCCACGAGCTAGGAGGCTTGATCCTCCGCACGATCAAGCAGGGCGGCGATACGACGGCGGCCTCCGGCCACGCGTCGGAGACCGAGCTGGCCGACTACCCGGCCGACTTCACCGCGTCCGCGGTGCCCGGCGACATCGCGTTTCTGCACGAAGCGGCGGACGAGCTGGCGGTGCGCGGGCGGCTGTTCTAGTGCCGCTCAACCAACGCCGCGACCAAGCCCTGGCTACCATGATGCGCGCCTCGACGCAAGCCATGGACGGGGAGCCGGAGATCGAGAACTCGTTCGATGTGTGCTACGCGAATCTCGCGGCGGCGCACGACGAGGTGAGCGTCGCGGCGACGGCGCTGGTGCGCGCGGGCGCAGCACCGGCCGGCGACCCCGAGACGCGCGCGGCGATTGTCCACGAGTCCTGGCGCTCGCTGATCCAGCTCGCCGTGTCGGTCCACTTGGCGATCGGCCACTTCCCGTTCCTCGACGAGATCGACGAGCTGTTCCCCGGCAACGACCCCGGGTTCCACTCGTGAACCAGTGGCAGGAGCGCAAGGTCGGCGACCGCTTCGTGGACGACGATGGCGTCGAGTACGAGGTGACCGAGATCGGTGTCGGCGACTCGGACGAGCCGCAGATGACCATCTGCGTGGTGGACGGCGACGAGTCGGTCGCGCCCTCCGAGCCGATGTGGCCGTGGATTCTGGGTGGCGCAGTCGCCGCCGTGGCGATAGGCGTAGCAATCCTTTGGTAGCCCCCGCGGCCGGCGGGGTCGGGGTTGTCCTCCCTCCGCTCCGTCGGTCGCCTGGAGAAACAGCATGAGTCAAAGCAAGACAGAGTGCCCCCGCTGCGGCCGGCAGCCCGGCGGCGTACACCCGGACTTCTGCCCGCGGTCCCGGGCGGCCCGCGCGCGCCTCGGCGAGTCGCTGACCGTCGCGCCGAAGGGCCGGTGGCCCGGGAAGTACGTGCAGTTCAAGTTCGAAGTCGCGCGCCCGACGCGCCTGCGGCCGAACCGGACCGAGATCTTCGAGGCGTTCAACCCGGGCGTGCCGATGGTGAAGCCGGGGAAGCCGTGGAACGCGGGCGGCCTCCCGCACGGGCCGATCAATGACCGGCTGTCGCCGGTCGGCGGCGACCGCTACGAGCTGGCGCTGCAGTTCAAGCGTGACTTCATAGACAGGATTCGGGTGTCGGCGTGATTGCGCTGGGCCGATGGGCGGCGTTCGGATTGTGTGTCGTAATGTTGGGAGCGCTGGGATTGTTCGCAGCGCAGCATCCCGGATGGGTGCTATTGGGTGGGCTGTGTATCTGTGGCGTATTTTGGCACAAAGGAGCGAAGCATGAGGAAGTGGACAACATCACTCGCGAGACGATGCGGATCTTGGAGGATCAGCGTCGCCGTCGCCGTCGCGGCGGGAGCGGTCGTGCTCCTGACGGCAAGCCCTGGAACTAGCGGCGGGCCGAGCCAAGCCTGCGCGAACCGCGCCATCGGCTCGGCGAGCAGCTACACGCGGTGCGTCGCCTCGCAGCAGCGCGCGGGCCAGTCGGGGGCGGCGTGTCGCTCGCGGCCGGTGATCTGCGTGGACTGGAAGAAGTACAGGCGCTGGAGCAAGAAGCGCGACTTGAAAATCTGGTAGCCCCTCGAAGGTCGGCCGGGCGCAACCCCCGCAACGCCCGACCGACCGACCGACGCTAGGCGTCGATCAACTCGAAGTGGCCGTAGTCCTTGGACTTCCAGAAGCCGCCCCAGCGGAGCGGGATCCCGAGCACTGCCGCGACGCCCATGACCCGGCCGGCGAACAGCACGAAGGCTGCGGTGTCTTTCCATTCCGGCAGCGGGTAGGGGTAGGCGTCCACCGCTTCGCTCGGGTACACGTTGTGCTTCCCGTCGGGCCACTCCTTCTCGGAGTTGCCGTCCGCGAAGGCGCGGTCCTGCGCGAGCTGGCCCCGGTGCCCGGTGTTGATGGAGCAGTCAAAATCCTCGACCACGCGCCGGAACAGGAGCTGCAGCACCGGGTCGCACGTCCGCAGGTTGTTCTCACTGGTCCGCCCGAACGCCGGCATCAGAGGGTCCTGCCCAGCAGGATGTCGAGCTTGCCGCTGATCTCGCCGAGCTTCGTGTGGATCGCAGGCGTCATGTGGATGCTTTCCTCTTCCAGATGGTGCGTGAGCTTCTCGGATTGGCTGCCGCCAGCCCACACGATGCCTGCTATGGCAAGCGCGGCGGCCAGAACGCCCCCGGCGATTTGCAGTGCGCGCACCACAGTGTCCCCTTTCATGCGGCTCATGTCGGTACCGTTGAGGTGAGATCGGCCGCGGTCACGTTCACCGCTTGGTCCGAGATGTTGTGCAGGTTGACCTGCATGGCCTGAACGCCGTAGTCCTGGCCGAGCGTGGCGTCCGCGCTCTTGCGGAAGTCCCAGAAGTGGATCAGGTCAGCCGGCGAAAGGTAGAAGCCGAGCGGGCCGGGCGCGCGCTCGTTGAACGCGCTCGTGTTCCCGGTGTTCCAGATCTCGTCGATCGGCGCGGAGGTCAGCTCCACGTCCCACATGGCGATCTTGTGGATCAGGCCCTGCCACATCGTGGCCGCCGTGGCGACGTTGTCCGCACCGATGTAGATGTTTTGCGCGGTGTTCGTCTGCGCGCCCGATATGTCGGTGTTCTTCACGGTCAATTCGGCGACGCCATCCTGGCTGCAGATCAGGTCAGTCCCATCCCAGGCCACGACGATCTGGGTCCACGTGCCACTGGTGTATGTGCCGAACTCGAAGTCCTTGATCAGAGTGCCTGCGGAGTTCCAGACCCGTGCAAACCAAGGCGCCCCGTTGGCGTCGTCGGTCAGTCCGATGGCGATGCGGTTGATCGTCGCGGCGGCTGGCGACAGGAAGAAGAGTTCCCGCTCACTCCCGCCCACGTTCACATCGGGGCGGATCGTACACGCGACCGTCCAGACGTTGGCCGCCCAGACAGCAGTGGTCGTGGTATTCGCGAGATACTCGGTCGATCCGTCGAGGTCTACGGACTGCAGCGTGCCGCCGAGGATGTCGCAGTTGAACGCGCCGGCCGCGGTCTGCAGACTGGTCAGGTCGGGGTCGAGGGACGCGCCGCTCTTGCGCCGGGCAAACATCTCCATCTGCAGCGGGAAGTTTCCGACTTCGTTCGTGTCCGCTTGTGCAAGCGTGTCCGTCCAGTTGTACAAGAGCCAACCCGGCGCTGGGCTAACAAGCACCTCTTGTCGGAGTTGGACTGCGGTGTAGCGGTGGTTGAACGTCAGCACGTACTCGATGTCGGTATCCTGGTCAGGAGGAATCGTCTTCGGGGGAGTTAGCGGATTCGGCACGTTGGCTGTCGTCGTGTCCGCGTCCTCTACGAAATCATCGAATTCGAATACTCGATGCTCCCACGTGACAGCCAGGTGATCGGGGCCGACTTCAAACGCGACATCGACGCGCGACGGGACGCGACCGGACCCCGAATCGCCAGTCACCTCCCAGTTCGGCGGCACATGCGGCCGGGCTATGCGCCTGTCGAAGGTCTGCGCCAGAGGAGTCGTATCCTCGGCTAGCTCCAACGCGTCGGTCGAGGTTTGCGTTAGGTATTTCCAGTCGATGTCGGTTTGTTCGCGCCCGAAGGTCAAAGAGGACAACGCGCTCGCTTCGTCGGACCAGAACCATACACGCGACGAGACGGGGTGCGTGTGGGCCACGGTGTCCATTAGGCCGCGGTGGACATTCTGCAGGGAGAACGTGCCGTTGCCGTTGTCGATGATCAGCTCGTACCCGATGATCTCGTCGAGGTCTTGCGTGGCCCCCTCGATCAGCGCGAGGTTGTTGCCGCGCCGGATCTCCGCGGCGTTGCGGTTCACCAAGATGGACCCGATGAGCCCCGAAGCGCCGTCGACCAAGTTGATCGGGTTGCTCATCACGAGCTGTGTGCTCGTGTCGATGTCGCCCGTGTCACCCGGGTAAGGCGAGAGCAACGTGCCGTTCGGGGTCATGTGCTCTGATTTCCCATTCGGCCCCAGGAAGCCGGCACCGTCATCCGTGTCGACCCACATCTCGAAGTCCTGCTGCACGCTGTTCGCGGGCGAAGCCAGGGCCCAGGCGCGGGAGCTAGTCCGGTCGCCTCCTGTGAACGCATCGGACATGTTGATCATGATGGCTGGAGCTTCGCGGACCAGCTCGATGGTGCTCTGCACCGCTGCGTCATCGATGGGGGTCCATCCGGACGGCTGCGGCGTACCCATTAGGGTCGCGGACTCGGCGGACTGGAAGATGTCCTGCGCACCGATCAGCGTCACGTCCCCCTCCGCGGGGGTTCCTAGGGCCACGTCGAGGATGCGTACGGGGAACTCCACGAGGCCAAGCGTCGGCCACGTCAATCGGATCACGTCGCCCGGCACGAGGGACGCCCCGTCCCGATTCACGCTTAGCTTGACCTGGGCCATAGGGAAGCTCAGTGACCGCAGTTCGCGTGCAGCGATCTCAGCCGCCGTCTCGGGGTGTTTGACCCCCGGGTAGTTCACGTCGGCGCGCAGCACCGCGTCCTGAATACGGACGTTTGCCGTGTCCTGCGCCAGGGCCGTGGTGTCTTTGTAGTTCTCAGTACGGTCGGCGAAGCCGATGGCAATATCGTTCTGCGTCTGCGACCACGCGGAGCGCGTGAACTGCGTCACCTCGATGACGTTGGTTTCGTCGAATAGCGGCTGCGCCGACAGAGTGTAGTCATCGCGCGCCAGCTTCAACGTGAACTTGCCCGCGGAGTCCTCGTACAAGAAGGCGTCTATCTGGATCAGTACTTCTTTGAGCAGCTCCAGCGCCTCGATCTTGTGGTCGATGATCTGCGTCCAGCCGTTTTGCTCTGTAGCCAAGGTGTTGCCCGCGTTCACGAAAGACGCGAAGTCCAGCTCTGCAGGTTCGAAGTCCAAGCCGAAGATCTTGTTCGTCATGATCTCGTAGATCACTTCGGCGGGGTTCGCATCCCCGTCCTCGATCCCAGTGGGGGTCCCAGCCGTCCCGCGCACGATGTGGCCGTTGGACGTGAGGGCCAAGGCGTTCGGGAACCGTGACACGCGCCACACGTACGCACCGATGTTCGGGGACTCACCGACGAAGGTTTGCTCCGCGACGACATGGGAAATGTCGACCATCGACGGGATGTTGGCCCCCAGATTACCCTGCAGGTACGGGTCACGGATCTGCTCTTCAGTCCCGCCATAGATGCGGAAGTTGCCCTGGATGCCCCCGCCTTTGTTCTTCCCTCCCAGCAAAGTGACGTTGTTGATGAACAGGAGCGCGCCGTTGTCTGTCACAGAAGGCGAGACAGAGCCGGTCCACGCCTCCTTGTCGCTCACCTCTAGCCGGGTTACGCGGTCGATCCTGCCGTAGGACAGCAACAGGTCGATGCCGATGTAGTACCGGATGGCGGTCACCAAGTCCTTCGAGGAGAACATGCCCGTCTTGACTTTCTTCGTGACCTTTGTGGTCCGCAGATCGCCGTACCACGTGACGTTCGGGCCGCGGATATCCATAGTGCCCCAGACGATCGGGATCATTCGGTCCTCTGTCGCGGTGGGGAACTGGAAGTCCCCGAGGCCCTTCGCTCGCTGCTGCTCCAGCTTCGGCTTCGGCTGCAGGAAGGTCAGCGCGACTGTGACCGCAAACTGGATCACCATCATCACCAAGAATCCATGGATCGGCATTACGGGAGGATTCCTTTTGCGAAGGGGTTCTTTTCGGGGATAAACGGGAACCCACCGTAGCGGTCCACGTTGTCGAACTTCGTGATGCACGTGGCGAGGAGGTGGTCGCATCCAGCGAAGAAGTCGACCTCTTGGCCGATCTCCAATGTTTGGAACGGGAGCAGCAGCGTGATTGCCACGAGGTTGCCCCCGAGGTCGTTCACTATCTGGGCCATCCGGTGTTCGATGCCGCCGCGGCGTACGAAGCCGGTGTTGAAGAAGGAGGAGTCCGAGGCGAGCTGCGCGCTAAGCTGGAGACCCGTGAACGGGATGGTATTGCTCCCGGTGTTGAACTGGATCACGAACCCGTCACCCGAGATGGAGGTGATTATTCCGGAGATGCGGAAGTCCGAATCGGGCACTCTGCACCGAGCGTCGTACAGCACGTGGTTGCAGTTGGCCCGGGACGACTGCCGAGGAATGGTTCGGCCTAGCACCTCGCTGCGCGCCTGTATGGTAATCGACGCTATGTCGCCCACGAACTGCACGCTGGCGACCGTACCCGTGAACAGTACAATCACCTCG